TCTACAGTATCTCCATCTCTACCTCCTGCTGATGCTGAAGGGTTATTAAATGTTATAGAGTCTACTTTGCTTTGATCTGTAGCTGATGTAGTAATATTATTAATCTTTGTGATTGTATTAGCAGGTACATTAGCTGTAACTCCTCCTCCTGTTAGGTATCTAATAGTAAGGGTAGTATTAGAGGGAGCTAGACCATAAGACCTACTAAATAAGAAATTAGAAGGATCATAAGCGTAATCTAATCTACTAACTCCCTGAACTGTTTGTAATCCTACATTAGTAGGATCAGGTAAAAATGTAGTATCATCTTGAGAAGATATGCCTGCTCCAAACTGAATCTGTAAAGATCCTGTTGATGTAAATCTAGTTACGAATCTTCTTGGAACTTTTCTTAATGATACCATATAAGGTACTGTTGCTTTATCTGCTCCAGAATTAACTACATCTTCAAATATAGTATCTTGTCCTAAAAACGGTACTTCGTACCAAGTGTTGCCGTCTGAATCTACTATATCTAATACTCTAATAATATCTTTGTCAGATAACGTTATTGTAGCAAATTTCTCTGCTGATGTATAAGTTTCAGTTACTTCGTTAATCTTAGCTGAGAATGCTTTTACTTTTTTCTTTAATAAGAATTCAGATGGATTAGCTCCTACTAAGCTGTGTATAGTAATATCTGTTGGATCGTATGAGCTAGAAAAATTAAAGTCAACCTTTTCATCTATTATATAATCTACTGCAGGGTTTGTTGTAGAGGTTAGTGTAGCGTTAGCGCTTAATATAATTGCTTGATCCCAGTCAGGAGTATAGTTACTTCCTGATGCATCTACTTTCTGAGTTACTTCTAATGTAGCTTCTGAGATTGTTGTAGCATGAGGTCTATAGCCCATCATATATGCTAACGAATAGAGGTTAGCAGGATCTTTAGCGTGTTGTAGGAATGTTTCTTGTAGTTGAGTATCTTGATAAAATGATAATACATCACCAACATACGATGCCATCTCCATAAACATCATTCCAGGAGATGTTGGAGAGAAATCATTATAGGTATCAGGGAAATAATTTTTAGCAAACTCTTGTAGTTGAGTTTTAAAATTATCAAAATTCCTATTGATATACTTTATATCTCTATTTTCAGCCATTATTGTTCAAAGTTTATTATAAGTTCATCTTCAATATTACTATTTCTTATAGCATATTCTAAAGTAAACTCTACTAAATTTCTGTCCGGTTCAGCATTTAGTTCTAAATTTTTTACTTCTACTCTAGGAAAGTATGTAGCTAATGCTTGTTTTATGTGATTATCTATTTCTAATACTTTCTCTCTAGTTACGTTTTCAAAAAGCAAAGGTCTTAAACCTGAACCAAATGTAGGGTTCATATATCTTTCTCCAATTCCTGTTAAGAAAAAGTGTATAAGGTTGTTCTTAATTGCTTCTTTCGTTTCAAAAGTCTGATTAAATACAGCTTTTCCTGAAAAAGGCAAAGAGACTCCTACAGCTTTTCTAGGCTGCAGATCTAATGGATCTATTTTCTTAACTTCAAATGGCATTATATACCTGCTTTTTGTGCGTCTTTTTCATATGCAGCATCTAAAACTTGTTTAGCCTTAGATAAACCTGGTATAGTACTTAAGTCTATTCCTGGTTGATTACCTGCGTTTATATTCATCTGTGATGCTATTGATCCAGCCATGTTATTCCTTGGTACTTGACCTGAGTCAAAGTTACCTATGCTTCTATAGTCTTCACTAGTCATTGATGTTTTCGTCATTTGTAACATTTCATCAATAGACCCTTTAGTAACAGGAGCGCTTTTCTTTTGCTCTATTGCTACTTGCTTTTGAGGTTTAGAAGGTTCACTTGCTGCTTTTACAGCTTCGTTCATAATCTCCTGTAACTGCTCCTTCATTGCAGCCTTAACCTCTTCTCTTATTAATTTCCTTAATAATTCTACTTTCATAATTATAAATAGTTAAGTTAACGAAGTTGACAGATTATCTATCTGTAATTTTATTTCATCTATCAATACATCAGTATCTGATGCAAAAGACTTAGGTCCTCTCAATACTACTACACCTTCATCTAAAGTCTTAGCTACTGCCATTCTTCTAGGTGCTATTTTAGGACTATTAGGGTCATTAACTATCTCTAATAAATAACCCTTATATATAATTTGTCCTTCTTCTAATACATCGTCTGGTTGAAGTTCAAATCCTAAATCTATATTTACACTACTTAAAAGATCATTTGCAGCATCATTATCTCCTGCTATTAATAAAGGGATAAGTTTTGAAGATATGTAGATATCTCCTTCAGGTGTTTCTTCTAAAAATCCTGATGCTATCTGCTCATCTTTAGGTAGTTTCTGTATTTCACATTCAGCCGATATCACTGCTACGCAATTATCAATTCCTTTAATGCTATCGTTTATTCCGTCCATTAAAGCTTGAATGCCTCCTCCAGCACCTACATCTAGCGAAAAGTTTATACCTAAAGCTATATCTTCTAACTGTTTAATGCTTTCTTTAATTAAGTGTAGAATATCAGCATAAGTATTTGTTAATGCTAATGGAACACCTATACCGGGCGGCACTGATGTTGGTATTGGCAAAGATTTTAATATTTTTAAAATAATTTTTAATGCAGGTACTACTCTAAGAATAGTTCTAGGTATTTTTCTAAATCTTCCTATTCTTTTAGAAAAGCCTCCTACCTGCCTTGATACGTTACTAACTCCGCTTCTAAAAGGTTTTAAGCCATTACAGCCTATAGTTGCTTTTCCTTTATATACTCTATTATAAGCTTCAGCAAGCATCTTATCTTCTAGATCCACAATAGTATCAAATACCTTAGTAGAAAGGTTACCTGTCATTTTTCCAAGCATTCCTGCTATGGATCCTGCTAAACGTGATTCTGGTATATTAACGTAAGGCATTATTCAGTGTATACTTTTTTAGATTTTAATCTATGAATCTTACTTCTTAATTTTTTCATTTGTCCTACTATCTTACCGCCGTATGCTTTTTGTTGTGGAATAGCTACTGAAGGTACTGGTATCATAGTTGAGCTTAAAAACTTACCCCATGCTTCTACTACACCAGCAAATTCATCTAACCACTCAACAGAAGTTTTACCTTTTAGTAGAGGTTCTTTAGATGATTGAGGATCTTTATAAGCTTTAACTCCTAAAAAGATTTGATCTGCATCTACAGATATCTCTTTATTACCGTCAAAGTTAAGAGTATCTGCTGATATTCCTACTGATTTTTTAGCAGTTAATAATAAGTTTTCTTCTCTAGCATTAAAATATAATCTGTCTGAGTTAATTAATACTTGAGGTCCTTTATATTTTTTAGGTTTATCTGGTTTAGTTTTGTAAGACTTACGTTTATCGTTAGCCTCTTCTAGCTTAACTGTGTGATCTGATGTAAGGTATATAGAAGAAGCGTCTTCATTAATATCTTCGGTAATTCTATCTATACCGCTATCAGTTTCTTTTTGACCATTACTAATAATAGTTAAAGGTTTACTTTCATTACTGCCGTCGGTAAACTCATTATCTTTATGTTTAGTACCAGTCATTCTAATAGACTGCCCTTGACGTCCTTCTACTGTGATATCACCGGGAAATAGTTGAAGAGGGTTAATTTTACCGTCTTCTTTAAAATCACCACCAAATAGTTTACTAGCATAACTCTTAACTGTTATATCTGGATTAGCGTTATGCTCTGGGTTGTTCCAGGTATTAATTACTTCAGTCCAGTACTGTCTCATCACTAACTCATTCTTAAGTGATGGATCTGTTGCTGGTGATGGACGTTTTTCTAATGCTACAATTTCTCCTGGTAAGGGCATACGTCTTATAGAAGCGTTACCTTGAAAAGCAAAAGGTAAATCTCTGTCTTCGTCTTCAGATGTTCCAGAATCAACAGGCTTGTAAAATACTCCTCCAACTCCTAATCCTTCTAATACATCATAATACTTAGGATGAGTATCGTCCATAACAACAGATACTACTCTTCCGTAGTTGACACCGGTACTTCGACCGCCGCCTCCTCTACTGTTATTGGAACCTCCAAACATTACCATATTACTCTTCTTTATCTTCTTGTTTGTCTTCTACTTCGTTAGCAATCTCTTCTGATTGTTCTAATAAAGCAGCTAATTCTGCTGGATCAAACATATCACCATCTCCACCTTTTGCTTGAGCTGATTCTATTCTTTGTATAATAGCAGCCATTTTGATTAAAGCTTCATCATTCTTAACTCCAATCTCCATATACTCTTTAATCATAGGTACAATAAGAGTAGCGTCTCCTATGTTTTCTATAAGAGGTTTAAGTTCACCTATGAGAGCTTTTACTTGACTTCTCGTACTAGTCGAGTTATCGTGTATTTCGGCAAATAGGTCTGATAATGTTTTATCTGCAAAGATTTTTTTATCAAGTGCCATAATATTTTTTATATAAATATCTTAAAGGATTTTATTTATGATTAATCCTTCTTCTTGATAATCATTATATCTAACGTAGAATAAGTCTTTTAGTTTAGCAATAACCCTTGTTAAGTGGGGAGTCTCACAGTCTGTCATCTCTCTTATATAAATATACAGAGCTTTCTTCTTAAAGATATCTAAATCGTTTCTTGTTCTAAATATAGTAAGGACTGCATCTGCTATACGTCTTTCTTGTTCTTTCGGAAAGTTAACCTCTAAAGACTCGTACATTTCGTCGATATATTCATCTAAGAAATTAGATAGAGTTATAGATACATCATCATCTAAGGTATGCTCTTGTTCATAGTGTCCACCGATTTCATCAGTAGATGCTGTCTGCTTTAACTTTTTATAATTTTTATTATTGTAGTTGATTAACCAACGCTTAACAATAGTACCAAAGTAAGAGTATGCTTTTGCTCCATTAGTAGGATCAAACTTCATAATCTTTTCTTCTAATAGTACGGATACGATTTCATGCTTTAAGTCTTCTATCTTTTCTACATCTGTGTAATAGAACTTAAAAGTATGAATAATATTTTCTGCAAGTTTGTAAAAGGGGAAGTAAATGTGATCAGTAAATATCTTAGACCTGTAGTCGGGGTCTGTAGAGTTATTATACTTGACGATGTATTCTTCTGTCTCTTTTGTAAAATAATTAGCTTTGCTCTTCTTTCTTGGCATAATTTTCAGGTACATTAAATTGATCCAGATTATATTGAATCTGTTTCAAAGTTTCGAAAAAGTACCCCACCTCGTCGTCACTCTTGAATGTTCCTTTGCTATCAACTTCTTTAAGCTTCTCATTAGAGTCTTTGATTAGATCGCCAACTGCTGTGATATATTGTGCTTGATTTTCTACTACATCCTCGAATTTTTCAAGTTTAAATAGTAGGTTTCTTATAATATAGAAAGAAACTATGAGAATAACAACTAAAATACCAATTATTATATTATACGTTGTAAATATTTCTGCCATTCTTATAATTTATTTAATAAGTTATTAAGTCCTTGGGAAGATTTAACTGTTCTTCCTGTGGATGATTTACTCTTTTTAGTAGCAGGTTCTTTAACTCCACCTGTTTCTAGTAGCCATTTATCGTATTCTACCTTAGAAGCAAGGAAGTCTGCTGAATGAAGTATGTTTGCTATGGAAGTTTTCATCCTAGAGTGAGGATTATTACTAAACCAATAAGGTTTATTAGCGTCTGAAAAGACTCCATCATGTAATTTTATAGCAATATATTCATTTTTACTAACTTCAATACCATTTTTCTGTAAAGTAAAGAGAGATCTATCTGGAACTAGCATAAACTCCAACTCTTTATTAGGAGTAAACATTTCATGTAGCTTCTCTTGTCTCCATTTATCAGTCTGAGGTATATAAGAAGGTTTTCCTTTATCACCTATTTTACCTAAATCATGAAATATAGCTGAGAATACTAGTTCTTCATCGGTGAAGTCAATAGTACCTCCCATTTGCTCATATAATTCTTTCTGTTTTACCGCGTATTGAACTACTCTATTGACATGATCTACATAACCTCCCATGAAAGCATTATGATACCAAGATTTACTACTAGCAGGTGCAGTAGCATATTCAGTACCAAATGATTCTATCATCTCTTCACACTTCTTAGCTCTTTCTTCAGGAAGATAATGATATAGAATCTTTATATGCTTATCATAATTCTTTTGTATTTGTTCTGCTGTCAATGACATAGTTTACGGCTTTTTAATAATTAATAAAATATATATTTATATATAATTAATAATAATATAATTTAATAATAATAATTAATAATATTAATAATCTAATATATTATATATCGAAGATAATAAAAATATTGCTAAAAGGCAACTATTTTACAATAAATTTTAGCTCTTCAAGTATTTTATGTGATTTCCCACCTAAATCCCAAGAGGTTGAGACAAAAATAGTAATGGTATCACCCTTCATTTCTGGAGGAAACGGACCAACAATTCTTTTAGAATAAGCTTTTGAACCGTCTTTTACGTTAGGATCCAAGTTATAATACACTTTAGTTGATTGAACCACCTCTTGCATACCGTATTGACCGACTGAAAACTCTTCTTTTGAAGAAGCAACCGAAGTAATTACGGGAGATCCGTTATACCAATACTCTTTATCTTGAGTATCTGCATATAAACCTATTGTAAATCTAGGCCAATACTCACCATCCCAGTTAAGTTTGATATGAGTATAACCATTTCTATCTTTTTTTCCTTTTACATAATAGCTAACATCTAAATCTTCTACCGGAGGAGTAAAAGACATTAAGAATAAGCTTGATATTACTAGTACTATATATTTCATAACCTTTAATTTACATTAAATATACGAAAAAAAAGGTTAGGAGGCAACTAATTCACAAGGTTTTTTTAGATTTATTTGTCAAGCCAATGGAACCATCGATTCATTATAAACCAAAAGATTACCATCATTGCTATAAGCTTAAGTATAAGCATAGGGTCGGGGTTAGGTTAAACGTTTTAATAGAACCGGTTACGGCCGCCGCGCGAAACGCGCGCAAGTTGACCCGAAAATTATTTAGAGTTACTATAAGGCATTGATATTCCTTCAGGTAGAGGTAAGTCTACAGAGTCAATATGTAGTAAATCAATATAGTTTTTTATTAGAGCACACTTCTCGTAGTGTTCACATTGTATAAAGTGATGTAATAGGAAGTTTAGAGCTCTATCAGTTTGTTCGACAGAGAAATCAGAACCTATCATATACTCGAAGTTATACTTATGAAAATTGATACGATCAAGAAAACCGTATAGACGTAGGAAATAAGAGTGTTTAACCTTAGGACGTACGGCTTTGTACTCCTTACCGTGTTTATAGGCGTACATATCGTCTAAGACGGTAAAGTTCTCTACTCCTCTTAATACCATACCCATTAATACATACGGATTATCTAGAAGTTCCTCTGAGTGTTCTTCTCTAAAGACTTCTTCATCAGTGGCATTGAATATGCTGAATAGATTATTTACGTCTAATTTTTTCATATATGGATAAATAGGCTGGTAGACTTTGATTATAACTTGATTTCCCAATTTTTTATTATTTGAGCCATCTCTCTATGTCCATAATCCGAGAAATGAGAACCATCCTCATTTACTCTTTCTCCTATAAATTCTATCAAATGAGAAGTAAAAAGCGGATGCTTATTTATAGGACAAGTTGAAGGAGCTAAAGGAACTATATAAGAAGATGTAATCCAAAAAGTAGGTACTTGAAGAGCTATTAGTGTTAGTTCGGTTACAAAGCATTGATTTAAAAATACCTCTAACTCATATTCTTCATTTACACAATTGTTCTCCCACATCCAATGTATTTTTTTGGTATCCTTACTGCCCTGCCAACTATGGCTATCCATCTTCCAATGAGTTATCTCTTCTCCTACCGGTATCTCTCTACGATGAGGATTGGTATACTGAAATACCACTCTACTATTTCTATCTATATTACCCCATCTTAAGTGTTGATGTAATTTTCTAAAAGAAGCATAATTAGAACCTCCTCCTTGAGTGTTTTTTGAAACCTCATAACCTTCATCTATAAGATAATCGCTGTAGTTCTTATCAACCAAGCAATAATCCGAGACAGAACACCCGAATACAAAAATTTTTTTCATTTTAGTTGCCTTTCTAATAAATAGTTCGTATATTAATAGTATAGAAACGTTAAAATAAAAGGTTATGTTAGAAAAATTAAGATTGTTAGGGTTTATATCCAAGTTGGTCGGTGGTATATTCCTAATATTATTCGGAGCTCACATGATAGTTGACCCTGGTCACGTCACACTATATGAATCTGGGCTGTTTGTAATAATGACTCTCTGTTATTATCTGGCTGTAAAACGAGATTAACGTGGATATAGAAGATAAAATTCGGACTCTTAACGAGAATCTGGAATTTATACATAGAAACCTTGATATTTGTTGTCAAGATCTGTGTGACGGACAGAATGCCAAGTGGAAACTGGAGGAATCCATGGAGATCCTTGCGGAGATTATGGAAAACCCCCTATACATCGAAAAATTTGTAAAAAATTTCCCCGAGGATCTGTGAAAACCTTAGTGAAGTTGGTATGAGAGATTGGTTTAATAGAAATCTAAAAGGAATAGTATGGTTAATGTTGATGCTAATAACATATCTAATATGGTCAAACGTATACAAGGCTATATTCTAAGGAAATACTGGAAAATACGTTGGTATTTTACTAGGAAGTATTGGAATCTTAAAGAACCCTATGATTTCGAGTATTCACCAAGTGGATTCAGTAGATGCCGTACATATGCCAAAGCTAACGGTATATGGAACCTATTAAAAGTATACTATAGAGAGTCTGAAGAGATAATCCATGGTGTGAACATGTATAAGAAGTATGGCGAAGACGTGTTGCCTCTGCGGAGGAAGATATAAAGGTTATGGAAACAACCCTCAACCATTAAAGAGGACAGGAAGATGTTGTCAAAAGTGTAATATAAAAAAGGTTATACCGCATAGACTTAAGATTATGAGATCTTTTAGTATATAACTTATATAAATATATATAGATATACACCCATAGGTCGAAAAATCGTGAGAAATATGTAGACTAGTATGGCAGAATTTTGCAGGCTACCAACTCCTTAGGGAACTTTACTGGCAGTTTTCTTGCACAATGCAGTCAAGGTGAGATCGGAGTGACGTACATACGAGGACAGGCCACAGTAAGGACTACCGGGCCTATATATACCTCTATAACGATATCTATATATCTATATTAGAATAGACTTAACTGTGTATCTACTGGACTATCTACAGTTACCTTAATAGCACCAGTTACTTTACGGGTAGGTTTAAACTCCATACCTTTATTATCTATAAGTACTCCATCTTTAACAGTAAAGGCATGCTTACTAACTAATACAATGTAAGTACCCTTTTGATTATCTTTGATGAAAGACTTAACCGTCTTCTGTCTATGG